CCGCACCGGCAGTGAGCGCGTGGGTACGCCCCTGGTTCTCGGTGGCAACATCAAAAGCGCGCGTGGTCACTTCACCTTGCGCGATCGCTTTAGCCGCTATGACGTTTACAGTCAGCAGGACACGGACGACTTCACTTTCGGCAAGGCGGCCAACGGTAGTTTCGGCACTTTTGAAGATACGCTGGTCCGCCGATACCGCCCGACAGTTATCCAGGCTACTAACATTACGCCAGATGAATGCAAGCGCCAGGCGCAGTGGCACTGTAACACCCGCTTCGGCCGGAGCCAGTCGATCGTCTATACGGTGCTGGGCTGGCAGCATAAAGGTGGCTTGTGGCAGCCGAATAAATTAGTGCCGGTTAATGACAGATATATGGTGATTGATGGCGACCGATTGATTTCAGCCGTGAATTATTTGCTGGATGAGGATGGTGAACGCACCGAGCTGGAAGTGATGCCGCCCGAGGCGTTTGATTTAGTAGCGCTGCCTGAAGGCAGCGATGATGAACCGGAGATTTAGTGATGATGGTACGCAGACAAGCCCGTATTCTTCATCGACAAATTAAAAACATTGTAGCGCGTGGCGTGGTGCAGTTAAGCGATGCCAGCAAAAACATGCAGGTATTGCAGGTCACGGTTTTAAAAGATGAAGTGCTCGACAACGTGCAGCACTACGAGGCGCATGGTTTCACCAGCAGACCTAAGAAGGGCGCTGAGGCGGTGCTGCTGTGCCCCGGCGGTAATCGCAGCAGTGCGTTCGCCATTATGGTGAGTGACCGCCGCTTTCGGGTTAAGGATTTGGGTGAAGGTGAAGTGGCGATGTATGACGATGTCGGCAACCTGGTTCATTTTAAGCAGGATAAGACTATTGCGGTTATGTCGGATACATCAGTTGATTTAACAACACCCAAAGTAACGATGAGTGGCGATTTAGAAGTGATGGGCGACGTGAGTGACGCTAGCGGATCAATGCAGGAAATGCGCGACATACATAATGCGCATACACATAACTACACCGATGACGGCGTGAATGCCGTCACCGCGATTCCTAATTCAGAGATGAGCTGATGACTGACATTGCATTGAAACAATTGGATAGCGGCATATTTGATATCGAGATAGCCGATGGCGACCTGCTGTCCGATAACGGTATGCGCACCGCTGTTGTGCTCTCGCTGTTCACCGATCGTGTGGCCGACAGTGATGACGTGATACCCGATGGCAGTGATAACCGGCGCGGGTGGTGGGCGGACGCTTACAACGATGACGGCGATATCATCGGCTCACGGTTGTGGATACTCGGGCGTGAAAAGCAGACCGACAGAACACTGGAACGTGCTGCTGAGTATGCAGATGAAGCGTTGAACTGGCTGCTGAAGGATGGTGTCGCCCGCAGTGTGTCGCACACCGCGAGCTGGAGTAGCGAGGGCATGTTGGTGCTGGTAACTACTATCGAGCGTAGCGACAACAGCACGTTTCGAGCCGCTTTTGAAGTCAGCCTGGAGGCGTTGTGATGTTGTTTGGTATACCCAGTTTAAAGACCATCATCAGCCGCATGGACACCGACGCCGAAGGCCGCTTGCCGGGCGCTCAGCCGCGCCTGCGCCGCTCGTTGTTGGGCATTGCTATACGAGCCGTAGCCGGTAGCATTTACGGCCTGTACAGCGTCATTAGCAAAGTCGTTGACTACATCATGCCGGACAGCTGCACCGGCTGGATTCTGGATCGCTGGGCTGCGATCTTTCTTAAAGTGCCACGCAAGTCGGCCACGCTGGCCAGCGGTAATATTACGTTCACCGGTACCAACGGCGTCGACGTGCCTGCAGGCACAGCGGTGCAGCGTGCGGATGGTGTCGAGTTCGTCACTGATGCATTAGTAACGATTGCTTTTGGTGTTGCATCAGCTGCGATTACAGCAAACGAAACCGGCGCTGATTACAACACATCAGCAGCAGTGACGTTGACACTCACCGCCCCGATATCCGGGATCAATTCCGACGCGACCGTGGCCGGTTATGGCATAACCGGCGGTGCAGATATAGAGAGTGACGATTCGCTACGCTCGCGCCTGCTTGACGTGCTGCGCAATCCGCCTCAGGGTGGCAACGCGACTGACTATAAAGTGTGGGCGCGTGAAGTGACCGGCGTCACCCGCGCCTGGTCTTATCCGCTCGAGGGCGGCGCTGGCAATGTGGTGGTGCGCTTCATGATGGATGATTCGTACGGCGACGGCATTCCACTGGCTGGTGACGTGACCACAGTACAGGACTACATCGAGCCGCTGCACCCGGCCAGCGCGATTCTAACCGTCGTCGCGCCCGTCGCGGTCGCGTTGGACTTTACCCTGCACGTTGATCCCAACAGCAAGCCGGTTGTGAAAAACGCGGTGACCGCTGAGCTGGCCGATATGATTCTGCGAGACAGCCAGCCAGGTGGCACTATTCTACTGTCGCACATCAGCGAAGCCATCAGCCGTGCCACTGGCGAAGTCGATCACACCATCACGGCCCCGGCTGGCGATACCAATTACACAACGAACCAGATCGCGGTGATGGGCGCGATTACCTGGAACTGATATGCGCACGCTTAACGACTACACCAATCAACTAATCGCACTGCTACCCCGAGGCCCGGCGATGCCGATCGTGGGTGTGGCCACCTGGTTTAAGTCGCTGCTGGAGGTTTTTGCCAGCGAGCTGCTGCAAGTTGAAACCATGATCGATGATCTGAAAAAAGAGCTGATGCCCGACACCACCAACAAACTGACCGGCCGATGGGAACAGGTGCTGGGTTTGCCTGATGCCTGTACCGGCGAACTGGCCACGCTGCAGGAACGAATCGCGGCCATTCTGGGTAAGTTGTCGCTGCTGTCGATTACACGCGGCAGCCTGGCACAGCCGTTTTATATTGACCTTGCTGCAAAGCACGGTTACTCGATCACCATCACTGTGCTGTCAGCCAACAACTGGCGGGTGAATGCCGCGATAACGACCATTACTTATTTTCGCGTCGGCGTATCCAGCGTGGGTGATCCGCTGCAATCATCAAGCAATGATTTTCTCGAATGCGTGATTCGAAAATATAAGCCCGCACATACAAACGTAACTTTTGACTACACATAGAACAGGTATAAGCCATGCATAGAGTTGACAATTCCAGCGCAAACGCAATCAAGCCAGTACGTGCGAACCCCGGCCCCAAACCGAACGCTTATTTTGATGAATCGACTCAGACAATAGTGCCCGCTGATTTTCTGAACGCAGTGCAGGATGAAATCGCAAATGTCATTGAAGAGGATGATGGCGTTTTAGACAAGAATGATGATACGCAGCTGGTGTCTGCTTTAAGGGCACGACATGGCCGTACTAAACACGGAGTTAAAGCAGCAACAATATTAGCGGCGTCGTTGTTTCAGGATGTCAGTTATCTGTCCGGGATTGCAGATCTACGAAGTGTCATTATACAGCCGTTTTACGATAACGAATTCGATTACGTTGTAGCAAAAATCTATATTGGTAACTCTTGGAGACCGCAAGTTGTTTTTATGAATCCGACATTTAACGGAGAGATTGTCTGGCCGGTTATACCTGTGAATGGCGATGACGTTGTTATTAGAATATCTAGATCGGCACCTCGGGCGACGGATTTCGGCTGGTCTCCAAGAATTTCAGCATTCGGTGCATAACATGTCAGTGATTAATATAAAACAAAAAAGCGATGGTTGCACCGGCGTTGACTGGTTGGTGCGCTGGTTCATGCCATGGATCCGCTGCTGCTGTGTGACGCACGATTGGTTGTTGGTTGTGATGGTGAAACTGCCGCGCCAGCATGCTGATGCGATTATGCGCGAGTGCATCGAGAGCAAGTCGAAAGGCTGGTGGTCGGGTTGGTGGTTCTGGCTGGTGGCAATTGTTTTTTACGGTTTCGTGCGGCTGCGCGCCCGCCTCGGCAGCGTGAGCACGACGTATATGGTTTTATGGCTGACGATGTTGGCCACCTTTACTGCTTATCAAATTTTATATGGGAGAGTGTTATGAGTAAGTCACCACAAGAGCGTCTCAATTCGAGACCACCCAGGTCCGGCCGGTTATTTAATGAAGCGGGTGAAGTTGTTAATTTGGCGGATCTTTTGGCGGGTATTTTAAAGACCAAAGACGCTTTCGCCTACGCATCCCACGAGAGCAACACCTTCACCGCTGTTCATCAAAACGGTGTCGCGTGTCCAACTTACGGCGCAGCCCCAGCAATTGCTGCTGCCAGCATTCCGCGCATAACTAGCACGGTTTTAGCCAACATCGCCAGCGTCGATAGGATAACCATGATGTGTACGGCTTCGGAAACGAATAATCATTTGGGGTGGTTTATTGTTCTCGCGGCGTCGCAAGAAGATGCTGCCACCATAGTCTCCAAAGCGTTAACAGTTGGTGCCGAAAGTAATGTGATGGAGTACGGTATTGAAATGACTCCGCCGGCTTCACTGGGCAATATTTACAAAGTACCGCCCACTGGAGAAATTATAACAGCCGATCTGGATATGCCTTTAAGCAATATTTTTCTCGTGCCGTATGCTGACGCCACGCCTGCTGTAGGACTTTCGGAGCTGTTTATTAATCTAGGAGTGCCCGTAGCATGAATATAAGAGGCAAGAACATAATCCAGACCTCTTACGGCCCTGACCTCAATCGCCCCAAAACTGAGCTAGTCACGCCGTTTATCCACTTCTCAGGCTGCGAAGCTGACGGCGGTGGGCTGATTAACTACGGAAATGTAGGCGCAGCGACATTCGCAAGCGACACCTCGAATCAGGCTACGTTAGCGCCCTATGCCAATGCGCCTTATATCCTCGGCTCACAGGTGGGCGCTTATGAAAACACCTCGCTGTTTTTTGCAGATGAAGCTACCGATGCGGAACTGCTCAGCCTGTTTGACACGAACAGTACCGCGCTACTGTTCGTTGGCAGAATAAAGCTGAGTGACCTAGGTTACTCGCAGGGGGTGTTTGCAGTCGGTGGCGCTGGTGTTGGCGGGGCTGATACATATAACCTGCTTCATAATTCAGGCGGCATCGCAAATGATCTGATTTTCAAATATAAAACAGCCGCCGGAACTTTAGCGAGCGAAACAATAATGTCCGGCTTGCCACTAGGCGGTATTGAGCACAGGATTATTCTTTTGTTTGATCGCGTAAACGGGCAGATTTTATCCAGTGTTAATGGCGTTGCAGGTACAGCTATTGCCGGCATTGATGCCGTCTCCGGCGCTACCAGTATTACTGCTCAAGGACTTGCGGTAACGCTGGGGAATATTCAATTTGCAACGATAACATCGGGTGTGCGAGCAACTGATTCGCTTGCATACCTCGGCGACAACTGGCGCGATTTTTCCTTTTTTGATGTCACCGCTAACGTGGACAAGGTTGCTGCAAACATGAACGCTATTGCCGCAGCGGTTGCTGCCTCTCCGGAAGGCTATCTGCCTAGAAACTTAAAGGGCCTGATTGAATGACAACGGTAGCAAAACGCTCACTGGTTGGCAGCGCCCTCACACCGCTACCCGATGGCAGCGAATTGTTGCTGTTATCAGACTATCCGCAAGCAGTCGTGGTGACTGTCAATGGCACCAGTGAATCGGTCGCAATGACAGTCATGGGCGCAGATGCACCCGCTGAACTTTCCGTTACTCAAGCGGGTTATTACGCACATCATCTGGTCACAGGGCTGCAATCAAATACCTATTACGAATATCAACTGTCGCAAGCAGGTACGGCGATTGGCAATCTGTCATTCGATGGCGGCCTGTCCTCTGCACCTGCTGCGGGGGATGATTTTGCCTTAATACTTTATAGCTGCAACGGCGGCACCAGCAATGACGAAGGCGACGTGGGCGCGTGGAACTTTGTTAAAGAGTACGCAGAGAAAAACCCGCTGGTTAATCCTAATGGTTTAAATCTAACCGCCATGCATGGCGTGGATGATACAAATTACGCTGACTCGATTACGTTGGATGATACTGCAAACACGGGTCACCGTTTATATCATGCCGGCAGCGGCGAGACAGGTGCTTACACCGAATACGATGCCTGTGTACGCTGGATGGTAGCAGCGGGCATGGTTGTCTCAGATGCCGGGGTCAGAGTTTCGTCTTACAAAGAGAAGACACGCATCTGGTGCAGCGATAAGCGAAACCACGTAAAGCTGTGGGGAGACCACGAATTATTCAATGATGTCGCTTATGGCGCGAACGATGGCACTGCTCGACTGGCTGGGGCGCTGGATAGCGCCTGGCAGACAGTAGCCCTGTTCAACTATCGCGCAGAAGCTAATCGGATTTTTAATGTCGGAGTGAACGGCACGCCGCTCGATTCTGAAAGTGCCGGGTTTTCTGTCGAGTATGGCAATTTCCAGTTCATCGGTATTGATAGAAATTATGGTGATGGATCAAACCGGGAAGGCAACGGGGCTTTTCTGTTTTCAGCCGCACAGATTGCAGGCGCGAAAGCGGCTATCAACTCATCAGCAGCTCGATTTAGAATAATAGGCACAGCATCACAGTATCACGATAGCGCTGTTGCCGATATTTTCACGATGGACTATAACGCTGTTGTAGAAATTTTTATTAACGACACCGACAGCCTGATGGCGAAGCATGTTGCCGACGGCAGTAAGTGGCTGATGTTTCAAGGCGACAAACACTCGACTAAAGTCAATCAGCATAACAAAGACAACGGCGCAGGCACGATACAGGAGCAGCATTACCTCATCAACTGCGGCTTGATGTCTCGCCCGAACTCGATAGAGACAGGTTCGGACGTAGATAATAATTACCCCGCAAAGGGCTGGTTTGACTGGGCTGCAAATGACTTCCTGCCGCCTGCGGGTATCGGGGTGAACCCTGAATGGCGCAGGGTTTGGGACTATTCAGTGATGCCCGACTATCCGCGAACAGCGACAGACTACGAGGCCAAAAAACGCGCTCACTGTTTGCTGGTTGAAGTGTACGACTCGGAAACACCGATGCGCGTAGTTGTACGGGGCGTGAATAACAGCCTCGGTACGGATTTCGAGTTTACCTATCTAGATGATGGCGGGGATAACTTGCCGAGTGATGTAACAAAAATGACAGTTCGATAATCAAAGAGGCAACCATGAAAAAATTACTTTTATTAATAGTCGGCTGGTTAATAATGTTTGCAGTGCTCAACGCTTACGCCTTAACGATCAACATCGACCCGACCATCACGCCCGAAAAGGTGCTCAAGTGCAACATGCCTGTCGAGCGCGAGGATGGAACGCCGCTGGCGCTTTATGAGATAGAGGAGGTGAAATTCTACTCGGGCACAGCGCCGGGTGATTATGTCGAGACGGCAACAGACACCATCTGCCAGTTGACGGTTTTGACTGCTGATTTGCCGGACGGTAATTATTATAAAGTCGCCTCGGTCGTTGATGTGGCGGGTAGGCCGTCACCGTATTCGGAGGAGTGGGTATTGGTGGTAAAGCGAGTAAGCGTTCCGAGGGCACCTACGCTGCTGGAGTAGGGCCGCTATTTTTATTAGTCTTTTTACTCAGGATAAAGCATGAGATTTTTGACAAACGAAGTCGCCGACAGCAATTTGATTTTTTAAAGCAGTAAAAGAAAGAGGAAGCGACCACCGATGTGCTGTAACACGTCAGCGGACACCGAATCACGATAAGATCGATCGTGAGCCAGCCAAGGCTCCCCCGCCATGACGTCACGGCATGGGGAGTATAGCGTAATAATTTTAAAAGGCTCCCGATGAACGACATAAGATGTGGAAAATGTGGCCGGTTATTGGCCAAAGCAAATTTTGAACGGTTAGAAATTAAGTGCCCACGTTGTGGCACGATGAATATTTTGAAGGCCACCGAGCCTCGAACCAGAACACCACTGAGTGTCGAAAAATCGGAGGCTCGTAATGACTAAGCCATTTATACCCTGGATGGGCGGGAAAGCCCGTCTTGCAGATAAGATTATCCCCCTGTTCCCTGCTCACAGCTGCTACGTTGAGGTGTTTGCCGGTGCTGGTGCTATCTACTTTAAGAAGCCGCCAGTGAAATCTGAGACGATAAATGATCTCAATGGTGAGCTGGTTAACCTGTACCGGGTGGTTCAGCACCATCTGCAGGAGTTCATTCTACAGTTCAGGTTCGCGCTAAGCAGTCGCCAGATGTTTGAATGGGAGAAGATGAAGCACCCGGCCACGCTGACGGATATACAGCGTGCCGCCCGGTTTTACTACCTTCAGAAGCTATGCTTTGGTGGTAAGGCCAGCGATCAGCATTACGGCACAGCCACCACCTCGTCGCCCAGGCTGAACCTGCTCAATTTTGAGGAGGATCTAACCGCCTGCTGGCACCGGCTGGCCAGAACCAACATCGAGCAGCTGGACTGGAAGGTGTGTCTAAAGAAATACGACCGCCCTCACACGCTTTTCTACCTTGATCCACCCTATTGGGCCACAGCAGGCTACGGCGTCGAATTCGGGCTGTCTGAGTACGATGCAATGGCAGAGCTGGCAAGGACGATAAAGGGCAAGATGGTGATCAGCGTTAATGACCATATGGAAATGCGTCGGGCATTCAAAGGGCTGAGAATCAAAACGGTGCCGATCACGTATACGGTGGGAAGTGCTAAAAACAGGAAGCCAGCTAAGGAGCTGATTATCTGCAACTGGTGAAGCCACGCACAGCAACACCCGCTTTAAATGGCAGTTAAACGGGATTTAAAGCGGGTTTAATGGGTGCATGGTAAGGGGTGTGGTGCATGTGGAGTTGGCCGATTCTCAAACCAAGTGTAAAAAGCGGGTGAAATGCGTTCGCAAAGTAAACGTTAGAAATTTGCAAAGTAAACGGCGCGCTACACCTGCCCCGGAAAACCACCGGGGCGAGCCTCATCTTCCAACTTTGCCTACGCGTCGGCCTGACTCGCAATCCCGCTCGCAGACCTCAATTCGCCTTCCCTGGCGAATTGCCGCTACCAAAGCTGGAAGCTGAGGCAGGTTG